ACACGACCGAACTCGACGGTAATTACAAAGTCCTCTTGGCCGCGGTACCCGCTGACCAAGCAATCGACCTCTCGTACACAGGCAACGACATCGTCGTCACCGGTGTTGAAAACCCTTTCATTCTGTACACACTTTACGAAGTTGTTGGCTCGACCTTAACTGAAGTCATCCCCGACGAAGCAAAATATAACGACACCGCCAAGACGCTGACCTTTACTTTCAGTGAAGGCTCCATTCCATTTAATTTGACATCGCTCCGCCTCCATTATAATTACGGCACCATTCGCGCCAATGAGTTGTATGTGGATTCGGTGGATAACTTTAGTACGTCCATCTCCGACCCCACGCCCCAACTGACTATTTACGGCTTAGACCATACCACAGCATACGGCAGTGAGAAGGAAGTAGACCGGAGGGGATGGGTCACTCACCTCGATTCTTACCGGTCTCCCAACACGACCCACATGGTGGCCGGCCTGGGTGGAAACCTCTTCGCCGCACTCCGACCAGGCCAGATGTATTCAGTAGGCGGGTCTCCGCTGGCGATGTTAGCTGCGATGCCCACGTACTACCCCCGTCTCAGTGCACGAGTGGCTAGTGCGTGGCCACTTAACCAACCCTATATAGGACCCGCCTTTGCGGCTAGCGGGAGTCCCAATATTAGGCGCCGGCCGGTGTTGACCTTCAACGGGGGCGATTTGGGTTGGGCGACGGTGACTTCTTTTGCCTACACCGACGGCGTCCCCACCTATACTTTATCCGTACCATCGGCTACTATTGTCGGAAGCGGCGCAATTACTGACGTCATCTCGATTGTAGCCGGTAAAGAAGACTACATTACCGTCTCTGGAATGGGCCATACCCGCCACAATGGCACCTTTAAAATCATTTCAGTCGACTTGACCGGGAGTGAGTTGACTCTCGGTGTCGTCAATACGGCCATCACCAGCAATGACTACGACGATAATACTTGCTCCGGATTGGGCGGTATCTTTACTGACCAAATTGAGCTAGCTAGCAGTAGTCCCTTTCTCGCTGCCGACACCCTGCTTTCCTCTGCTTGGGGCGAGAGTGTCACGCCTCAAGTAGTAGCTACCTCAAGCAGTACGATTGTGGTCGGGGGCATCTTTTCGCCCATCGAACTCAGTCCGGGCCTGACCGTTGCGGGCCGCCGGACGTCAGCTACCATTCCCCTCCGCACTGGCCAGAGCGTGGCATCAAGTGCCAACATCGTCGTTGGGGATACGCTAGCCTGTTCGGATTTTGACCGGCCACTACAGGTCCTGGCCGTAGATAGTACGGCCCACTCCATTACCGTCGACGAATCCTTCACTTGGGAAGATAATATCGCGCTGCCTACCGCCCTATCGGTCGCGGCGAGATGGATACCAGCAGAGGTTCCAGCACCAGACGTCACTGATGTCTTAATACCCAAGACGACTGTTCAACACCTTTCTGCCAATCCATACAGCAACCAACCCTTCCTCCGCTCGGCCATGGTACAGAACAATATGTATCTGACCAACGGCAATGATGAAGTCTATAAGTATGACGGCTACAACTTCTACCGAGCCGGGATGATACCTTGGCAGCCTGGACTATTCTTATCTACTGAGAATGTAATTAGTGGTGGCATTCCCCTCGCAGGTTCGGGAGCAGTGACAGTAGAGGAGGTAGTTGGTGGAAAACTAAGATTATCCACTACTGATGCAGCGGCCTTCCAAGTTAATGATGTCGTTCGCTTTAGTAATAACGAAGGGGTGACGCAAATATTGACTATTGCGGCCATCGCCAAAGCGGATTCCAGTGAAACTAAACAAGTCTTCTCCTTTAAAGAGACCCTTGACTTCACTGCTAAGGGAACTGACCCGAAGCTAACCCTACTCTATTCAGCCCGGTACGCTTTCCGTCTCAACATCCGCGATATCAATGGTGTTACTACCGCCAGCGCCGTTACCGGTGCCGAGGACTTTGTCACAGTTATCGCCCCGGAAACGGGGAAACAAACTCGCGTCCTACTGCGCTTAGTGGGACTACCCCCCTGGGACCAATATGATTACCGGAACGAGAACATCGAACTGGAAGTTTACCGGACGCTGTGGTCTCGGTCTGCACTCGGGGAAGTGCCGGTATTCTACCGTATCCAGACCGTTGGTCTGACCTACGAGAACAATAGCGGTTACATAGACATTGTAGACAGTTACAGCAATCAAACCCTAACTCAGACCGACACTGTCGTCGGTGTGTTGTCGCCTGATACGGTGCCTGCTGATTGGGATGAACCTGCTAGGGCGAAGTACGTTACCACTACCGGTAACCGGCTAGTTTTAGCTAACGTCACCGATTGGCCCACGCTGACGTTGACTTATTTGGACGCCGGTAGCAACGCCTTTCCTGACTTTGACAACCAGACTTTTTTCTTTAAAAAGGATAGCACTGATACCGCGGTTGATACCGATATGGTCAATCGGGTCCGGTACGAATTCCGGCAAGCCAGTGAATCAGTTGAGACTTGGCCTTGTGATTGTGGCACAGCTGGCCAGTTCAAATTTGTAAGTCAAACAGTTAGTCCCACTGCCGTCGCTGCTGGAGACTGGGTCTACCTTTATCATAGCACTGTCGCTGCTGGTCGTACTGCAACTGTAACAGCCAGCGACTCTACGGATACTTTTTCCTTGACTGGCGGATTGCCCCTCAATACCATTGTCCACTTTAGCTCCACGGGAACATACCCAACATACTTACTAGATGGAATCTCAACGCCCATTATTCCTGGTCGTGGGTATTTTGTTGTCAACCCTGGAACAAATAATTTTAAAATTGCCCTCACTCGGGGCGGGATACCACTAGATATCGCCACTAGTGGAACTGGAACCTTGACAGTTTTGTGGGATGGGTCGGAGCTAGACTACGCTGGGTGGTGGCAAGTCAACGCTGTCGATTCTATCACGACAGCACTAGCTGCCAACGCCACTGCCGCAAATACGATTACCATCATTGGTGGAGACGCATCTCGCTTCCCGACCTCCGGTTCCTTTACATTAAATAATGTTTCATACTCCTATCTTGATAAGACCGGACCGGTGGCTGGAGTTTATACCCTAACCGGAGTTACGGGCAACGTAACTGCCCTAGCCGGTGCCACATTAACTTTGAACGGGGTGCGCCGCTACACAGTCAAGTCCAGCGACAGTAACCTAGTAACCATCCCGACTCAATTTCCGGACAGATTGCTAGCAGCATCGGCAGGAAAGGATGTCCCAGTTCTTGTGGGTACTGATGGCAATATGGGGATGTTCAACGGGAACGGTCCCCTGCCGTGGCTCGTCGCCTTACGGCGACTTGGAATGGCCATCAATGCTACGATGCGAATGGTCGATACGACCATCACGACCGGGTCTCCGGCCATATCTCCATACGCCGACTTCGTCCCCTGGATGATTGCCCGTTCCGAAGGAGACACGGGTGGTCAACTAGTCGTGAAACAACCCCGTGCTGAAGTAACGACAGTATCTCTCACCTTGGGCGGGAGTGGCCCAGCTAGATACGTCAATGGTAGCCTTACTCCGAGTAGTGTTGGTGTTGATGCTGTAACGACTCGCTATCCCAGTAGATTGCTAGTCAGCTACAATAACTACCCCGAGATATTTGACAATCCTTGGACAGTGGACACGGACCAGTCCGACTCTGCTATCGACATCAATTCCTCGGACGGGCAGGAAATTACTGGCGTCATTCCCTTCTTCGGCGAATCGGCATTCGGGGCCTCACTCCAGTCAGGCGTGCTCGTCGTCTTTAAACAGAACAGTATCTATCTTGTCGCCCTCGCAGCGAAAGCAGCTGGCCAAAATGCAGTCCAAAGGCTGGAGACGCAGGGGCTCGGATGTACGGCTCCGTACAGTATCGCCCCCACCAAAGATGGTATCGCGTTTGCCAACGACTCGGGTATATACGTCCTCCGTCGTAACCAACGAATTGAGTACCTCGGCCGCTTTGTGGAACGATTGTGGCAAGGGGCAGTCCGCAAAGATTTCCTTGACATCGTGCAGGGACATCACTACGGGGTCGGTCGTCAATACAAATTGTCGGTTCCCATTAAAGGGGAAGGCAGTGCTGACTACGCAGCCAATAGTCAAGTATATGTTTATAACCACACCGGCGAAGAGGGAGACGGTCTCGGCGGCTGGGCTCGGTATACGGGTATAGCGGCAACCGGATGGGCCAACCTTTTCCAAGATGCCTTCTACGCGAACGTAAACGGCTCTGTATTGCGCTTGCGTAACTTGGATGAGGAATACGATTACCGGGACGGCAGCTCCGCAATAGCGGCTGTTTTGGAGACCAGAGCCATGGCGTTCGGCAACACCGCTATCCGAAAGGTAGTATCGCACGTTACTGTCCACTACCGTTCTGGACAAAATAGTGACCACACCGCTGTCAATACGTCCACGGATTTGAACAAAGAGTACCAGCCGTCTACTGCCTTCCGCGTCATTACGAACCCATCCATTAACGATGGGCTAGGAACGGTAAGCGGACAGGATGTGGTATCTATCATGCATACTATCGGCCGCCGCCGCTGCATCTATATCGCAATCAAAGTCACCAATGACGGAATTAATGACAACGTTGAAGTGGCGGGCATCTCGTACACGGTATCTGCTCTATCCGGTGCCGGAGTGAAGCAGGCAGCGGAGACAGAATAAGGTATCTCCCCGACATAAGGAGGGGATAATAATGAGGATTGTGGTATACCATTGACGAAACTACAATCCGAGTTATAATCAAACCACGGCTTGCATGTTTCCCTTCGGTTGTCGGTTAACAGTTATTGTTGTTACAGCAGTAACTACAGTACCCCAGCACACGCAGCAACAAGACACGTAGTATAGTACAGCAGTAACTGCTGGTACACGCAGTAACAGCAGGTACAGCTGGTACCAAGGTACTATGTAGTATGACTAGCGTACCGTAGGCGGAAGCACGCACCGTAGCTGAATAACCCGCATAGAGTACGCCCGGCCCGGATGTAGTAACTCCCCGACTTGACAGGCTACCTGACCCGTGGTATCATACTTACCAAGGGGTAACAGTATGGCAGAGCAGCTCTCCGTTGCAGAAAGAATCAAACGAAGTCAACAGTTTGGGTCCAAGACTCAGGCTATGCCGACTGTTAATCAGCTTGCTGGCCAAGTAGGCATCACCCCAGGGACGACTGCCACCACTGCCGGACCCCTGGCTACCCCCGACCAAAGAAAGATGATGGGTACTCCGGCGCAGAAGGGGGCCAAAATTGCCGCCGCTACTGGGGAGACCCAGCTAGAGCAGGCCGTCAAACTCCGGGCTCCGGCTGAAGCCGACGAGAAAACGGAAACGGCGAAGAGAAAGGCTGCTGCTTTAGCCGGGGCACTCGGTCCGATGGGCGACAAAGTGACACAACTCGTCGATGCTGCCATGACTCGCATCACCGGCCAAAAGGTCGAAGGCGCCGAAGCGGATAGTGGACTCCAAGTGAAGGTCAACTCCGCAGCGGAAGTCATCAAAAACTTGAAGCCCGAGGCACAGACTGAAGTAGCTGACCTCATTGCCAAAATTGGTGCCAACCCAGCTGATACTGCGAGCCTCAATAGACTGAATACTGTTCTCGGCCGGACGGCAGATACTGCCATCGGCGCTAACGAGATACCAGGACTAGTGGCTGCCGCCCCTGATGTAATTAAAGCTGCGGCTGGTACTGCCGTTACCAAAGCGGTCGGAGACAAAATCACTCTCGAGGATATCGGGGAGCTAGGCACCACGCAGGAGGAACTGGCAAGCTTACTGGGCATCCCAGCCGCTGAAGTCCCGAACTTGACCCTTGTCGATATCCAAAATAGAATTGCTACCTTACAGCAATCGGAATTCGGCGCTTCTCAAGAAGTACAAGCTGGGATGGCCGCAACCTCGCTTCTTTCGACTACAGAGAAAGCTGCCCTCCGAGACGTCCTCGCCACAATGGAAGAGACTGGCCTAGCTGGAGCTGAATTCCAAGTAGGCCAGGTTGGCAAGGATGTCGCGGAAGGAAGACAGGTTCAAGTCGGCAATGAGACGTACACTGTCGAAGAACTACTTTCCTCCCCAGCCATGACCGACATTGTGAAGCAAATATTGGACGACCCCAATGCGAAGACAGACTTCGTGAAGGCGCTCAAAGAAACCGACCCGGACCTTTACAACTGGGTCATTGGTAGCAAGGCCGGCCTGGAGAAGTTAGTTAGCGAAGCCGCTACCGGAGCTGGGAAGTACCAAGCTACTCAGCAAGCTAACTTGAAACTCTTGGCACCGTTGGACAAGTTCCGGGATGCGTTTGCTAAAGCCGGCATCAACGTGGCTGCCTTACGCGACGTCAACCTTACGGAAGAGGTGACATTACCGGACGGTAGTAAGGGCCAACGGTGGCAGCTGCCGGAGAAAGACGGGGGACTCCCAGCTCTGGCCAAAGCAGTGCTCACTGCCCCACCCGAGAAGCAAGCCACTATCGCTACTAGCATTTCTCAGCTCCCCCCAGGCGAAGTGGCCGGTCTGGATGCCGGACAGCTCGCTGCCCTCGGACTCGACAGTCCTACCGGATTGTGGTCCGATTGGAAGCGGGCTGCCGACACCCAAGCCGCTGTTGCCTCTATACCCGACAACCAGCCTGCCCGCATCTTCGCCACTCTCGGCCTGGGAGACTTCGACAAAGCAAACGCCATTATTGCGGACGCTATTCTCTCTGAAGCTATTACTGGCCAGCGCCACCCCGTCCTCGACCTCGATGTTAATAAGGACGGGAAGCTTGACGAAAAAGACATGCCGGCGCTTAAAGAGCGGGCTAAGGGTAGCGGGATGCCGTCTCTTCAGCAAGCCGTCACTGCGGGCAAGGTCACTATGCCCAAATTGCCAAATCCCCAAGTTCCCTTAAACATCACCCCGACCTCTCGGGCGATAATGGATATCTGGAAAGATGGCACAGTCACGTCCGACGAGCGGGTCGCCTTGGCCAATTCGACTGTTCCCCTAGAAGATTTACAGGCCGTAGTTACTTCGG